CGGGCATGTTTTCACTACTACGCAGTGCTTATGCAAAAAGTCCCTGGAGTAAACGAGTGCTGGACGCCGTTTCGTGCAGTGCCCTGGCATTTTTCGCCGCGCCCACGCTTCAGGTAATAGGCGCATTACTCAACTGGAACGTACCGGACGCGGCCGCGCAGGTGTTCGCGATCTATATCGGCTATGTCGGCAACGACTACATCAGCGCCAGGCTTCACAGCTGGATAGCCACGAAGACGGGAGGCACGAATGAAAATCAGCAATAACGGCATTGCATTTATCAAGCGTGAAGAGGGCGAGCGGCTGCTGGCCTATCCGGATTCGGTTGGCGTCTGGACTATCGGCGTCGGCCATACCGGCACAGTAGACGGCAAGTCGATCGCAAAAGGGATGACAATCACGCCCGCGCAGTCAACCAGCCTGCTGTTAAGCGATCTGGCTTGGGCGGAGTCCGCCATCGGCAGCAATGTCAAAGTGCCGCTGACGCAGAATCAATACGACGCGCTTTGCAGCTTCGTTTTCAACGTGGGACGCAACGCCTTTACCGGTTCAACGCTGCTGAAAAAGCTCAACGCGAAGGACTGCGCGGGCGCGGCTGACCAGTTTTTGCAGTGGAAACGCGCCGGCCAGTTTGCGGATCTGCTTCTGCCACGCCGTAAGCGAGAAAGGGAGCTGTTCATCACATGAAAATTATCGGCTTTATCCGGAATTACTCGCACCTCATCGTGATCGGACTGATTTGCGTGTGCCTGTGGGGGCTGAATGCCCGCAACGCTCAGCTGACGGCCACCAATGACCGGCTTGAGAAGCTGGCAAACAGCAAAGACGATCAGATTAACGATTTGCGTTCTAAAAACGATGGCCTCGCATCTTCAGTGGATGACCTGGTCACAGCAGTGAATAAGCAAAACGCCGTCATGTCTCAGGTAGTCGAGCAACGGGCAGAAACAGCACAGCAAAACAGGAAGCTTCAGAGTGAAATTAAACGTTACCTTGCGGCGGACAAGTGCGCTGTTGCTCCTGTTCCAGCTGGCGCTGCTGACCGGCTGCGCGACGCAGCAAAAGCCGCTGGTGGAGTACCGGACAATCAACCAGCCAAACCTGCCGCTTCCCGCTGACTTAACCAGCCCGATTGACGTGCCGCCGGTGCCGGACGAAATGACGTTCGGCCAGGCGGTGGAGTTATCCGCAGAGCTTTACGGATTGCTGGGGCAGGCCAATATTGACCGGAAGGCTATCAGGCAGATTCAAGAGGAAAAAAAGCGGCGCTTCCCTGAGCCGAAGTGAGGAGCCAGTGCTCATAGTGAGCATACTGAACAAGTAAAAATAATTATTCTTTCCTGACCCGCAAATTTAAACGGCAACAAAACCGCAGAAATGTGATCATGATCTCGTAGATAGCAATTTCACTGATAGTTAAATGCTGTTTGAAAACGTCATGATTTGCATAGTGCAAGAAAAATTTATTAACCTGGCACCAGAGATAATTGATTTGCTGGCTGTTATGAAGTGAGGATTCAAGTGCGGTAAAAAAAACCTCTGGAAGTGGAAATCCACTTCACCTCCAAAGGTGATGCAATGCATCATCGTTACAATTGCCATGACGGCAGCGCAAATGTATACACTTCTTGATCTTTTGTACAACTTTATATAAGTTAATTGTGTGGTCAAACCAGATTGGTTTGCTACAAACCTAAAAAAGGTGCCGGAAATCCACTTGAGGGCACCTTTTGAAGCCGCGTAACTGCGGCTTTTTTTATGCCTGAAAATCAGCCCTGACAGTTCATTCTGCCGGGGCTTTTTTGTGTCCGCAGTAAACCTCCGCGCACCGCAATGCGCTCTAACCAAGCCGAATCCGATCCCTTTGAAATGAGCCTTTGAGGAAGTCAGTTTAGTGCTGGCGAGCCTTCGGTGGGCTGATTTCCATTGCGGCAAAGGTTCATCTCAAAGAAAGGTAAACGCTATGAATAATCTTTCAGTAGTCCCTGAATTCGACTTTCGCCAGCTGGTAGCAGCTGCTGACGGTGAGCCGGTAACGGACACATTCCAGATCGCTAAGGCATTCGGTAAGCGACATCAGCATGTCATAAGAGCTATCGAAAACTTGCAGTGCTCCCCTGAATTCTCGACGGCCCATTTTTGGGCCTCCGAGAAAATCAATGAGTTAGGCATTTTCGATAAAAAACAGAAGTTCTACCGAATGGATTTCAGTGGCTTCGTGATGGTGGTAATGGGCTTTAGCGGCCCGGCTGCCGTGCGCGTCAAAGAGGCTTATATCAATGCCTTCAACTGGATGACGGCAGAGCTACGCAAACACAGCGAAAGCTATGAGGCAGAGCGTAACGCTGTAATGCTTGAGTTCATGAAAGAGAAGGACGTAGCGAGCATGTCTGGCCGCCTGCTCAATCGCTGGGGAAAAGTGAAGAAGCCATCACTCCTGGCAAGAATCGAGCGGATCGAGAAGCAAGGGCAGATAGCGCTGCCCGGCATCACGAAGTGACCATCACCAGGCGCATTTACGAGTGCGCCTGATGATGAGGTGTTAAAATCCTAAAACATTTTTAACGGCTATCTTAATTTCTGCATCAGGTATTCCTTCTATTGTGGCGACCATATGATTTGGAAGGGCGGGAATTAAATAATCCGTCACAATGTATACCTCCTTAAACATATGTTTTGTATAATCATTCGTCTCAGTGATGACAAATGAATCTCCGGCACGCTTGGGGCCAAATGATTGGATTTCTCCATCAAATTTCCCACCGACTAGTAAATATTTAATGTTTTCCATTGCTCACCCTTTTAAATGTTGTAAGTCTTCGTTGACGTAGCTTTGATGCCAATTGAATTTATAAAATGAGCGATATCGTTTTTGCCAGAAAAAAATGCATTTAATCGATAGGATTGATCATGATAAAAAACCCGAATGCTCCGGTAATCGGGGCGAAGAATAGGAAAGGCATCTGGGTGCCTGGTGCCGTAATGATTGGCAGAGCGGTTAAGGTTGTCATTAAAGCTATCGACCTGATCGCACCAAACCTCGATAGCCGCATCGCTTACAATGGCCCGGCCCATCTTTACTGGGACGCATCAGGCAAGCTGGCAACCTCAACCTCCAATGCCTGGCCTCTCGAATACCGCGACGGCTTGGCGATCGGCAGGCACCAGCCGGAACCGGCCAGCACTAATATTCAGGTGAACGGGCGCGCCATTGCCGAAAGCACCAACGTGCAGAAGTCCGGCACATTCTCCATAGTCGTAGACCAGACTGGCGCGCCGGATGGTAAAACGATTGGCCGTCTGCCGGTGGCCGCCAGCAGCTACATGGTCAGCCAGGATGTAGGCGGTGCTCAGATAGTGCCGCTGGCCCGGTACAACTTAACCAGTAAGTGGCAGCGTATGGCCGCAGCCGCAAGGGTGACTGACTCAAGCAGGGTGCGTATCTGGCTGGGACGCAATGCAGAAGCCAGCAATGGGCAACCGTCCCTGTGGCTCACGCAGAGCGCTAACGTTGCCGCCGGTAACTACGTGTTCTCATGGTTCGTTAAAGCCAGTGATGACGGAGTAACGTTTCCGGCTGGCCTGGGCATGATAGAGATGGGCAACTATCCCTACGCGACATCGCCAGTTATCACTGAGTCTACCTCAACGGTAACGCGCCCGGCATCATCGGTAACTGTCCAGAGAGACGGCAACGCCAGCGGCATCACGATTTATTTCAGCGACAACACCAACACCACTATCCCATTTAACGGTGCCGCATCGGTAACCGTCCCTTTTGCTACCACTCACTGGGGCGAGAGATACATGACGCGCATTGAGTACGAGGCATAACGATGGCGACCGAGACAATCACGCTCACCGATAGCGAATACATCCAGATAACGGACGGCATCAACAACGCCTATATGACCGTTGTAAGCTGGCCTGGCTTCTCTGAGGTCTGCTGGGCTGACTCTCCATCAAAGCCTGCTGTTAATGCACCGGCTCACGATGAGACAGGAAAGATAGGTTTTACTGCACCATTGCAGGTATGGGCAAAGGCCAAGAGAGGTAGCGCTATGATTAACGTTACCCGCTGGAGTTCCTGATGCCATCAGCTATCCCTCGCGCATGTCGTAAGCTCGGCTGCCGCAAGACAACAACCGATCGCTCCGGCTACTGTGATGACCACCGCAATGAAGGCTGGCAACAGCACCAGCGAGGACAGAGCAGACACCAGAGAGGATACGGCAGTAAGTGGGACATCATCCGCGCCCGCATCCTGAAGCGTGACCGGCACATCTGCCAGCAATGCCTGAAGAACGGCAAGCCTGTGCCCGCATCCACCGTTGACCACATCAAACCCAAAGCCCACGGCGGGACAGACGACGACAGTAACCTGCAATCGTTGTGCTGGCCGTGCCATAAGGCTAAGACGGCAACCGAAAGAAGTCGTCAGGGTACCCATCAGTAACCTGCTGAAATGTAAAGAAATGTCATCAAATGAGAGTCATTCTCATCAAGGCGACCAAGGGGGAGGGCGGGTCAAAAGTTCAGAGCTTTGGGCCTAAAGTACCGCCGCCTAAGTTTTTCTCGCATCGCCGCAGGTTAGAAACCTTTTTTATGGGTACCCCCAACGTACCCCCTCAGTGGAGTTTCCCCCATGTCCGGACCACCGAAAACCCCGTCACACCTGGTTTTGGTGAGGGGTAACCCATCCAAGCGCCCGGTAAACGAGAGCGAACCTAAGCCAGAGAAAGGGGTACCCAATACTCCCAAACATCTCGACAAGATGGGCAAGTACTGGTTCCAGCAGATTGCCCAGGAGCTTGACGGGATCGGCGTGCTTACCCAGCTTGATGGCAAGGCGCTTGAGCTGCTGATCGAAGCCTATACCGAATACCGACGCCACTGCGAAACGCTTGACCGCGAAGGGTATACCTATGCGATTTACAGCGAAGAAGAGCCGGACGAGGGTAAAGAGCGGGCGATTAAATTTATTAAGGCGCACCCGGCCGCAGCAATGAAAGCCGACGCCTGGAAACGCATTCGCGCCATGCTGTCAGAGTTCGGCATGACGCCGGCCTCGCGCAGCAAGGTTAATGCTGGTGGTCCCGATAAGGTCGATCCGCTGGAAGAATTCCTGAAAGCGAGGGACTGATGGCAAAAGTAGCAGACGGCATCCGCTACGCCGAGCGCGTGATAAGCGGCGAAATCGTTGCGTGCAAATATGTGAAGCAGGCCTGCGCCCGGTTTCTGGACGACCTGCAGGTCGGTGAGCAGCGTAACGTGTTCTTCAGCGAAAGCCGCGCCCAGCACATCCTCAATTTTTATAAATTTGTGCCGCACGTCAAAGGTGATCTGGCCGGTAAGCCGATTGACCTGATGGACTGGCACATCTTCATCCTGATTAATATTTTTGGCTTTGTGGTACCGCAGATAAACGAGCTGACGGGCGAGCAGGTGCTGAACAGCAAAGGCAAGCCGGTCATGGTTCGCCGCTTCCGCACGGCTTATAACGAGGTGGCGCGTAAGAACGCAAAATCAACGCTGTCCTCCGGCATCGGCCTGTATATGGCAGGTGCCGACGGGGAAGGCGGTGCCGAGGTGTATTCTGCAGCCACCACGCGGGACCAGGCGCGTATCGTTTTTAACGATGCCGTGAACATGATTAAGCAGTCCCGCGCCGCGCTGGGCAGGCTGTTCGATTACAACAAGCTCGCGATTTTTCAGGAGCGCACCGCCTCCAAGTTTGAGCCGCTCTCCAGCGATGCGAATAACCTCGACGGCCTGAATATTCACTGTGCGATCGTCGATGAGCTGCACGCGCACCGCACCCGCGACGTGTGGGACGTGCTGGAAACCGCAACCGGCGCCCGGTCGCAGTCCCTGTTGTTTGCCATCACAACGGCAGGCTTTAACCGCGAGGGCATCTGTTACGAACTGCGCGATTACGCGGTGAAGGTGCTGAGCGGCGTGGTGGATGACGATACCTTCTTCGGGATTATTTTTACCCTGGACGAGGGCGACGAGCCTTTCGACGAAAAGGTGTGGCAGAAGGCCAATCCGGGCCTGGGTATTTGTAAGCGCTGGGACGACCTGCGCCGCCTGGCGAAAAAAGCACAGGAGCAGGTTTCCGCCCGCAACAACTTTTTTACCAAGCATCTCAATATCTGGGTCAGCGCCGAGTCTGCCTGGATGGATATGGTGAAGTGGGAGGGATGCGCACCGCTGGCACCGGTGCACGAGCTGAAGACGTACCCGATGTGGGTCGGCGTGGATCTGGCAAACAAGATTGATATCTGCGCGGCGGTGAAGGTATGGCGGGCGCCAGCGGGTCACGTACATGCAGATTTTATGTTCTGGCTCCCTGAGGGGCGGCTGGATCGCTGTTCCCGGCAGATGGCCGAGCTGTACCAGAAATGGCGCGACAGCGGCCACCTGACGCTCACGGACGGTGACGTTGTGGATCACGCCGTTATCAAGGAAGACCTGCTGAAGTGGATTGCCGGTGAAAACCTGCGCGAAATCGGTTTTGACCCGTGGGGGGCAACTCAATTCAGCCTCTCGCTGGCGGAAGAGGGCGTGCCGATGGTGGAGGTGGCGCAGACGGTGCGCAATCTCTCTGAAGCTATGAAGGAAACGGAGGCGCTGGCCTATGCCGGACGCCTGCATCACAACAATCATCCGGTTATGACCTGGATGATGAGCAACGTCACCGCAAAGACCGATAAAAACGACAACGTGTTCCCCAATAAATCGACGCCAGAGGCAAAAATAGACGGCCCGGTCGCCATGTTTACCGGGCTCAGTCGTCTGATCCTCAACGGCGGAGAAGAGCCGCAGGACTTAAGCGGCTTCTTTGATAATCCGATAATGGCAGGTTTCTGATGAAAGAGAGCAAACAGCCCGGCAAGGTGAAAAGCGCGCTGCTGAACTGGCTGGGCGTACCGATCGGGCTGACTACCGGTACGTTCTGGCAGGAATGGATGGGCCTCAGCAGCAGCGGAAAGGTGGTGTCGGCTGACAAAGCGATGCACCTGTCCGCCGTCTGGGCCTGCGTCCGACTGTTGAGCGAGTCCGTTTCCACGTTGCCGCTGAAGATTTACGAACGCCAGCCGGATGGCTCACGTAAGCCCGCCACGACGCACCCGGCCTATCAGGTGTTGTGCCGCCGGCCAAATATGGAGATGACCCCGTCGCGTTTCATGCTAATGGTGGTGGCCAGCATCTGCCTGCGCGGCAATGCGTTTGTCGAAAAAAAGATGATCGGCAACCGTATGGTGTCGCTGGTACCGCTGTTGCCCCAGAACATGGTCGTAAAGCGGCTGGATAACGGCAATCTGGAATACACCTATACCGAGGCACAGGCGCAGCGCGTCATTCCGGTAAAGAACCTGATGCACATTCGCGGCTTTGGCCTGGATGGCGTCTGCGGCATGATGCCGATGATGGCCGGGCGTGACGTAATCGGATCCGCAATGGCCGTAGAGGAATCGGCGGCAAAAATCTTTGAGAACGGGCTGCAAAGCTCCGGTTTTTTGTCAGCAGATCAGGCACTGGATAAAGAACAGCGTGAGCGTTTACGCGGCTATATGCAGGCGTTCACCGGGTCCAAAAACGCCGGAAAAATTATGGTGCTGGAAGGCGGGCTGAAATACCAGAACGTTACCATGAACCCTGAAGCCGCCCAGATGCTGGAGTCCCGCGCGTTCAG